CCATTGTCGAGCGCAGTCATCATCTGCCGAGCCAGATCCATGTGCGGGACAAGCGTGTTGACTGAGTTCACCTTCTGCGCATTGATGCCGTTACCCATCCAACTCTTTTCGCCGGCTGTTTTCACAGCTTGCGTGTCGCCGAGATTGAAGTCCGGGTACTCCTGCGCCATGTACGTAGCAACTGCCGGTGCGTAAGCTGCGAGGCGTCCGGTGAAGTTCGACATTTGCATCGTGCCGTTATGGACCTGATCGCCGAAGTGGGCCGCAACCTGCGGATCTACCGGGCCGGTCAACCCCATTGTGTTGCCGCCGACGTGCGGGTTGTTCGCCGCTTCTGCGTTCTCAAGGCTCGCCTGCGCGTTCTTCTGCGAAGTCGCGGCGGTGCTGTACGGTGTCTGTGCGACGCCGCTCTGCACGTTGTTTGCAACGCCGTTGTCGCCAAGGGTCTCGAACTGATGGCCGAGTAGGGTAGGATCGATAGCAGCGCCAGCGCGAAAGCGATCCGGGTTGCTGGTATCCGAATCGGAGATCTTTTGGCGCATAGCTGTGTTGAACTGCGTGCCTAGCGTATCAGCCAGTTCCTTCGGATTCGTGTGCGTGCGCAGGCCGGTCATTATGAGCGCCTGACTCTGCGGATCTACACCCGCTTTCGTCAGTAAATCCGGGGCTTGCGCGAGTGCCGTTTGGCGGTCGCGCTCGCTCTGTGCAGCAAGCATGGCTTCCTGAGTCTTGGCACCGACGAGTGCGCCCTGATCGTAACCGATGGTCGCAGGCAGTTCGCCGCCGCCCGTGAGCGCGGAGCCGAGTGCCTGATAGCCTGCTGTGTTTACGTCTGCCATGTCATTACTTCCCGTAAATTCCCATCGGATATGTCGGCCCTGTTGAGCCCGCGAACGCATCCGCGCCCGGAGCCGCATTCACGTCCAGATTCGAGCTAGAGTTTAACGCATTTCCGGCCCCGGCTGTTGCGGCAGTTGCCGCGCCGTAAGCGCCGACGCCTGCGCCCGCGCCTTTCAACACGCCGCCGATGGCCGACAGCCAGGGATTCGCAGCGACAGACTTGATCTCGGTCTGCGTGAGCGCTTCCTGGTTGTTCGACTGGTTCTGCAACAGGCCGAGGTTGCCCGCGGTCGAGCCAATCTGTTCCTGATCCTGCAAGCGCTGCAGCGTCGGCGCGTTCACCGTCGCGTCGAGCCCGGCCTGCTGGCCACCATACGCGCCGATGTTCTGGTTCGCCGTCGTTGTCGCTTCGCCGTAGCGCTTGCTTGAGCCGCTGACGCCGGGCTCCGTGTCCGTGCTGTTGTTCTGCAAGGCGGCAGCGTACTGTGCCTTCAAATTAGCCGCAATCGCGGTCGGGTCGTCGGCCGCTACCGTCTTAGTGAGGCCCGAGACCTGCTGGCTTGCCTGCTTGTTGATGGCGCTCTGGCGCGCGATGCCCTGCGCAGCAATCTGATCCTGTTTCTGCAGGGCGTTGTTTTGCGAAACCATGCTCGCGCCGCTGCCGGCTGCTGACATGCCCGCTGCGAGAAGACTAAGTGTAATAGGTTCACACATACTACATCCCCAACTTCGAGCCGTACATCGCGGCGTTGTTCGTGCCGCTTGAGCCTTGTAAGTAACCCTTGCGGTACTGAGCCGCCGTGTTCATGTTCGTCGCGTTAGTCGCCACGTCGCCAAAGACGCTGCCGAGCGCGTTCGCCGCGTTGACAGACTGCGCGTTGCCGATGTTCGCCTGCAAGCCCTGCGCGGTCATTCCGGCAGCGTTGCCGATGTCGCCGCCTGACTGCGCGAGCGAAATCATCTGCTGCTTCGTCGCCGCGTCGGCCGCTTGCAGCTTCGCCACATCGCCCGTGATGTCCTGCTGCGCGTTCAACTGACCCGTCGCCATGTCCTGACCGAGCAATTGACCCTGATCCGCAGCCGCGCTGCCGCCCGTGAGGCCGCTCGACGCGAGGCCGAACTTTGTGTTGCGCGCCGCTATGGTGTTCTGACGGTTCAGCTCCGTCTGGTACTGCTGCTGCAGGGCCGACTGGTACTGAGCGTACTGCGGAGCGCGGTTCGCGAACGCCGAATTGATGGAGTTGACGTTGCCGGTGATCTCCGCTTGCTGTTGCGTTGCCTGCTGCTGTTCAGCATTTGTAGCGCTGTCTGAGCTACCCATGCACATACTAGTTCACCCTCGGTTTCTTCAACGCGACGTACAGCGCCGCGTCCTCGCCATTGACGCCGTAGCTGCTTAGGGTGCTTTCGTATTGTAATCCGACCTTATTGTACCATGCGCGGGCTTTTTCCCTCGACGCAAGTACAAGCGTTTCAATGCGATGGACGTGATCGCTCTTGAGCATTCCTTCGACGACTTCCTTCGTGCAGGCGGTAACGCCAGCCGCGTGGTCGCGCGTCCATGCCTCGGGGCTCGCCATGAACCAACTGCGATATACACCTTTATGCAGTCGCGTGAGCCCGCCAGTGACGATTGGGCGATTGTCCGGCGTGATGAAGGTCCACTTTGGGCCGGGTAATTGCCAGCACAGCGCTGCGATGCGCTGATGGTCCCATTGCATGTCGCCGCCGAATGCTGCGATCTGATCCTTCTCCTCTTGCGGCAGATCGAAGCCGACTATGAGGATGTCGAGTATGCGGGAGTCGCGTATTGTTATCATGTTTGGTTCTCCGTGAAGAAGTACAGGACAGCGGCGTTCCATTCCCAATTCTGGGTCGAGCCGAAGTCGAGGCGCATCTGGAATGACGGCGCGGTGAAGGGGAACGGTATCATGCCGACGCCGGGCAGCGTGTCGCCGCTCAAATGGAATGACTCCGTGGACAAGCTCTGGTCGTTCTGATCGTAGCCGAAGCTCACATTCACTTCGCCAGTGCACACCATATCGAAGCCTTCCATCATTTTCTCAAGGCCGACGTTGCCGTTGTCGAGATACGGCCAGCTCATGTAGCCGTCGAAGCCTTGGCCGGTCGTGCTGCCTTGGAAGTCGTCAACGAAAGTGTCCTCGTCCATCTGCCACACCAGATCGTCCGATGTACGCAGGAATAGGACACCGTTCAGCACGGTCCAATTCACGATGTCCTTCGCGAACACGTAGCGCGACCAACTCATCTGGTTCGCGCCGCCGTTCTGCGTGAGGACAATTACCTCGTTGCCGAACCAGAGCCAGTATTGGCCGGTGCCGGGAAAAAATAGCGCCATCGGTTCGAAGCCGAGCTTTACAAGCGCCTGCACGAGCGGGTCCACCTGTTTGCCAAAGCTGCCCGTCTGTAAATTGGTACTAGCGCCAGCGATACCAATGCTACGGATGCCAACCGAGGATAGGAATACGTAATCGTTGTTGACCGGCTGACCGCTCTTGCTGTACTGACAGCCCACGGGGCTCGCGTCGAGCAACGCCATGTTGCTCGGGTCCGGGTCGGTCTGCCACATCTGGTAGCCAATGGCGTTGAAGGCGATCAGGTTCGAGCGATAAAGGCCGAGCGCCTGCACCGGCTCATTGCCGTATGTCTGCAAGCCGAACGGCAGGAAGCCCGCGTCGAACTGCGTGCTCCAATCGAGCGGGTTGTTCGTCGCGGAGAACGCGATTATATCGTCATCGCCTGCGAAGATTTTTGCCGAGTTAATAGCGACGATCTTTGAGTGCGGGCAGTTGGGGTCAGCCACGCGGCCGTCTGTCGCGACCCACGCTATCGAGAAGTCCGCCGTCACGCCGCCCACGATGTCTGAGAAGTTGGGTTCGTACTCGCCGGAGCGCAAAATAGGCTCAGCGGTCCAGATGATGCGCGAGGCGACCTCCGCTTCCCACGTCACGGCGTTGTCTACAACCGTGTCGCCCTCGACGACGGGCCACACAGGCTCCGTTGAGCCCGAGAGACCGGCTGCGGCCTGCACGGCGACGAACACGAGGCCCGGTTGGCCGTTCTGGTAGACGTAATTCCATGTGCAGTTGTCGGCGTAGATCTTCGCGCCGCTCGCGTTGCCGGTCATGCTGACGAAGAACTGCGCGAACGCGGCGAGCGCTGGCGCGGTGAACGTGCCAGTGCGATGCTCCCACGAGCCCGCATTGATGCCGCCCGGCTCAAGGGTCTGGTCCGTTCGTAGCAAGTTATTGCTACTGTCATACCACATGATACCGAACGCTCCGTCACAAGCCGAGCTTGCAGAGGGGGACGTGTTGCGGTAGAGGTATCCGCCGACCGTTATCTTGAGCCCCGGCACAACTGGCGCGAGGAAAGCGTTCTCTAGAATTGCGGTGACGGAGCCCTTGACTCCCGAGCCGCTGTTGCCGGCCCAGTACGCGGACATCGTACCGTCAAATGACTGATCAGTTGACGCCACTACGCCGGGGCCGGCGCTGCCGTGCAGGTAGCTCACGGTCCATTGTGTCAGGCCGTCCTCGAAGCTCGGGTTGTCAGGCAGTCGCGAGACGACGCCGGAGCCAGAGCGCGGCAGCACGAATGCGCCGGGCTGATATAGGGTGTTTGCCGACCAACGTGGGATAGACATTAGCCCCCCGTCCCGGTAAACGGATTTGCGGGGTTGCCGACCGCAGTAGGCCCGTAGAGCCCACCGGGGCTAGCCGGATTCGCGTATCGCGCCTGCGTCGGCGTGCTAGGTTGCGCGTTCGGATTCGGCTGCGGAGCCGGGCCGGGCGTAGCAGCTTCTTCGCCGTCAACTATCTCAGAGTTCTCAGCTATCGTCGCGCCGGTGCTGGTCGGCCAAACAGGCTCGGTCGCACCTGTCACCGGATTGTCGCCATCAACTTCCGTCGCGATGAAGTAGTAACCGTTCGGCACTGTAGGCTCAACCCTGTTGCCTAGCGACTCGATAGTGTTAGGAGTCCATACCGGGTTGATGGAGTTAGCGAACCGCGTGGCACGATAGGCGAGGCCGTTCGGTACTGTCGGCGTCACGATGTCGCCAATCATGTACACGGTGTTCGGGAGCCAGGTGCTCGATGCGCTGCCGGTGCCATAGCCTTGCAGCCAGTAGTGGAAGATTAAACCTGCGTCGATGACCGCTGTGCTGACAGGCTCAAACTCCGCGACGACGTAGAGGAAACCCATGAACGGCGCAGCGAAGTGAATCTCTTTGATTGGGACTGGATTCTCAACATCCTGCCCCAGCGGGTGCGTGAGAACATGGCAGGTGTAGCCATCGGGCACTTCGACGAACGTGTTGCAGAAGACGTGAAAGCTACCTTGGAATGCCACGAGTCCTTTCGTCACGCTCGGCAACACCGTGTTGCGGATTGTGCCGGGGCGGACTTTCACTGTCTGTGCCGCGGTGACGTAGCCGTTCAGCAGATCGTAGAGCGACTGGTTGTTGGCACCGCCTTTCGTGCGCAGGCGATTGATGCCGCCTTGGATCGTGGTCAGCGGTATGCTCGGCGCTGTCATGGCTATTTATTCAGCAGCGGGAGGAACAGCGGCGGCGTCATCGGGCGCTGAACTTCCGTGCGCGGGATGTACCGCGCGGTCAAATGCGATCCGGCAACGAGATTGCGCACGTAGCCGAGAGCCTGCGAGAGAACCTGTCCTGAGTCCTGCTGCTTGTAGTGCGCCTTCGCGTTACCGAGCGCCATAAGGAATACGGCCTCGTCGTCAATGGTTGTGCGGTCGGCATCGTCCGTGAACGGATCAAGGCCGAAGTGACCGCGGACGAACAGCGTGTAGTTGGCGCGCGGCGCTGGGAAAATCTCGATGCACGAGCGGATCTCGTAGTTCGACGGCCAACCGACCGTGATCTGAGCGCGCGTGTATAGCACGGGGTCGATACCCTTGATGAGCGGATACCACGCGAGGTTCAAGTCCTGAAAGCCGACCCACGTAACCTTGTAGGGGTCGAGCTTGCGCAGACAGCCATCTTCGTTGTTGTAGATGCCGTAGTAGCGCTGGCCGATGCCCATAGTCCACTTGAAGAACCGCTCTGTGCGCAGCTCTTTATAGCTGCGGTACAGGAGCCGCTGTGCGTCCTGCAGGAACTCATTCAGCAGGCCGACCATGCCGGGCGGCGGTGTGTTCGCCATAGCGGCATAGCCGAGACGATACATCATCCGCAGGCGCAGCTCAGCTAGCGTCGCATACGTCGAGTTGTCGCTGTCGCACTCGCAATTGAACTGATCGGAGTAGACCGACACGTTGACCTGACCTTCCTCCCATACCAGGTCAATAGGGTCCTCGAAAGGACCGGTCGGTGTGAAGTTGGCGGTATACTGCGCGATGTTCGAGACGCGAATTTCATCGAACGTTGAAGGTGATACCGCTGAGTCAACGTTCTGTGACCAACCGACCGTGAAGAAGCTCGGATTGGTGCTGCCAAGCGTGAAGTCAGTCCAGTCGTTCGCCATTGTGCCGCCCGTAGCGCTGCCATTGACGTACACCTTAACGACGCTGTTGAAGCGCACAAGCGCGACGTGGTTCCATTCGCCTGCTAGCAAGGTTGAGGCCGCGCTCGCAAGTTCCGCCCAACCTGGAATCGACGTGTTGACGACAACTTGCGACCCCATCTGAAAATACACACCCTGATCGTTGCCGGGGTTGCCGAACGAGCCATGCGAGTCGCCGTAATCAAGGATGACACCATTCGTGAACTCGGAGTTGACCCAGAATTCAATGGTGAAGTCTCCGTCGCCGCTCAGGATGTCGAGCAGGCCGCCCGGTACTATCGGGACGCTGATGTAGTCGCCCGCGTCGGTAGTTGTAGCCTCAAGGTTAAGCGCGCCTGAGCCAAATTTCGGGTTAGTGTCCGTGATGTCCGCGCCGCCGCTCGGCGTGACGGTGAACTTGTTCAGTGAGCTGTCGATGAAATCCGTGCTGGCGCTATCACCATCGCAGTGCAGGAGTAGCACGGCCTCGAACGCCGCGGGCAGCGAGCCATCGGGGAATACTGTGGTGTTGAGGACGCCCCACTCAAAATACGGGGGTTGCGGATCGTCCGCGTCGTCGAACGGCGGATTCTGGCCGAGGTCGAGGCCGCCCGGCAGGAACACCGCGAACTCGCCGGTATCGCCGGGTGAGCCGCTGAACGGCATGATGGTCCACGCGCCCGTCGCGCTGAACCGATAGATGAACCAGAACGGGATGCTCGACGCTTCCTCAATCGTCCAGTTGAACACGGCCTGTCCGACCGGCAGCGCGTTCGCGCCGGTGTAGATGATCGTGTGCGGATACGCGACCGGCGTGCCATCAAATTTCCAGAAACCGACATCCTCGAACGTCGGCGGTGCGCTCCACCAGACAGGCGGCGAATCACCGCCCTTGTCGTAAAGGACGCCCTCCGTCCATCCCGCAGGGATCATGAACAGATTCGGCGGGGTATTAATCGGCTCCATGTGTGCGCCTCCCTTCTGACCACGCTGCGCGCACTGCGGCGCTAAGATTCGCGCGATGCTCTGCGGTATACGTAGGCGGCTTTCGCCGATTCGGGAATTTCATTCCTAAAGTATGAGTGTTTCCTATGTTATTCCCTTTATGGGCCGCACTCAGTTTTGCTTTGTGCTCCGCAGTGAAAGGGCCGCGCACTAACCCGCTGGTGCCGTCACCTCCGGCTGTTAGATTATATGCGGGTTTCAAAATAGCTATCCACTGTCGTTCTATGAGACTTGCTTCCTCGGCATCCAAACCGCGCGCTAGTGGCTCAACGGAAAAAACTATCTTGCCGTACTTTTTTATGGCTCTACCGAGCGGATAACGACGCATAGTTCGCCCGCTACAGTGCTCAGCCCATCTCCGGGACAAAGTGCGGCATGTTTTACCTACGTAACTGCTGCCATTCGCGGTATTTGTGACTACATACACTATGCCGTTCATGTGAGCGCCTTACCTAGCTTTTCGAGCTTTGGTGTTGCGCGCGTGACCGGCGCGACGCCGGGACCGCGCTGCGAATTGTAGGTCATGGCCGCGAGTTTCTTGGCCGTCTTAAGCGGCTTGCCCGCTTTCACGTAAGAGTCGCGAATGGCTTCGTATTTGGCAGGCATTACGATGTCAGCGCAATTCCGAGCTTTTTGCGAGCTGCGGATTTGATGCTCGCTTCCTTCGAGGACGAGATATTACCCGCGCGGAACGAGCGCGTCGCGCCGCCGATGGCAAGCCGCGCGTGCTTCTTGTCACCGATGGGGAAACCCTTCGCGCCCTTGGGGCCGCCGCCTTGGAAATCAGATTTCATTGATAGGCTCCTATGCTCGTCTTGCCCGTTACCGGGTTGATGCCGTAGTCGGTCGTCACCAGAGAGGCTACGGATGCGCCATAAGCGCCCGCGCCTTTCGCCGGGGAAGCGGCCGTCAGCGTGAAGTCGCCGCTCGCCGGGGCATTGAACGCGGGCTGCGCCAGGGCGTTCGTCGTGCCGGGGGTCGGACCTGTGCCGTTGAAGTACAGGTTGTTGTTCGCGCTGCCGAACTTCGCAGTAAATCCTACCGAGCCCGAGGCGTATGCCGTGCCGGTCAGCGGATAGAAAATGTTGTTCTGTAAGTCGAGAGCCGTTGCAAGGAACGTGTCATCGTTCGACATCGCGCCGTAACCCGAAGCTTTCTTCGTGTTGGTGTTGTAGAACGTGTTGTTGTAGAACAGACATCCGCTCAGTATCTTGCTGTTGAAGCGGACGCCCGAGTAAGCAATGTTGTAAACAATGTTGTCGTAAACCTGGAAGCCGTTGCCCGACTGGTCAGCAATGTTCAAGCCGTGCTTGCTGATGTCGTGCACCATGTTGTGATGGATATGCACGTTGTTCGTGGTCGTCGAGCCGTTCGTTCCGTCGTTGTAGGTCTGGATGCCCGAGCCGCCCGTGGCATTCTCGACGAGGTTGTAGGCCACTTCGTAGCTGCCGTCGCCGTCGATATAGATGCCGTGCATTTCCTGATTCGTGCCGCCCGCAATGTTGTGGACGTGGTTGCCGACCCAGAACATGTTCGTGCCGTTGCCCGTGATGCCAGCGGCCAGCGCGCTGTTCGTCGCCGTCGAGGCTTGCAGCTCGTTGTTGACGACGCGCCAGTTCAGCGCCGCAATCTGTGCGTTGATGACGCCAGCGTTGCCGCCCGAGTTGACGTGCAGGCCCGCTATCGTGACCCACTTGCCGCCCGTGTAGCTCGTGGTGTCCACGCCGGAGATACCGCCCGCAGCCGTGGACGTGTTCGTGATGCTCACGACTTCGCCGGGATACGGGATGAACGTCAGCGGGCCAGCGCCAGCTACGCCGGTCGGCGCGGTGCCGTTCAAATTTATCAGTTTCATGAAATAGTTGCCGTCGCCAGCGTCGCTATACGTGCCAGCGCGCATCACCACAACGTCTCCCGCTTTCATCACGGAGTACGCGCCGGGCGATGTCGTCGCCGCGCCCTGCACGTGGCGATAAGGATGCGTGATGTCGCCGGGTACAGCCGTCGTGTCGTTGCCGGTGAGGCTGACGAACAGGAAGCGGCCGGGTTGCGGAGTAAAGGTCACAGCGGAGTTCGAGGCACCCTTGCCTGCGATCATCACAGTGACCGGCAGTTGCGCCCCTTGCACGGCCGCGTTGAGCGCGCCGACTTGGACGGTGATCTGCTGAATGTCCGGGCGTCCGTTTGACGCGCCGAGCGTTCGAACGGCCGCTACCGGAGCGCCGCCAATGAGGACACTGACCTTCGTGATGTCAGTGCCGAAGTTCTTGCCGAAGATCGACAGGTACATGCCGTTGTTGTTCTCGCCGCCCGAGGTCGGGCCTGAGAGAACATCGGAGTACAGCACGACCGGCGACGGGCCGACCGGAGGCGGCGGAGGCGGCGGAGGCGGCGGAGGCGGGGGCGGCGGTGTCACAACGACAACCGGCGTCACAGCGACGTTCGCAAGCGTAATAGGGGGCAGATCGACCGCGAGGCCGTCCGCTTCTGACACAACACCGCCCGTGAGCGTAATTGTAACTGTGCCGTCGGCGTTCTGCTGAACCACTACGCCTGAAAAATTCGTCGCCATATCTCGTCTCCTAAAAAGCTCCCGGTCTTGCGACCGGGAGAAGTTTCACCCACCGCAGAAAACCGCTACAACAAATCCTCAACTTCAACCGCTTCCGGCTCGTCCTCTACAACCGCGTCATCAATGGCGCGTTGGAGGTTCTGCATGCCGATGCGGCCCTGACCATAGACCGACTCGACGAAGGGGATGCCCTTGTCGCCGTTCGGGTTGGTAGAATCTTTGTACAGCGCAGTCAAGCGCTGAAACTCAGCAATGGCGGTCGGCACAGCGCGCCGCACCAGCTTATCGCCGCTTACCGCGACGCTATCGTGCATTGCCTCAAGAATTGGAAGCTCCCAAGCCGCGACATCCTTGTGGATGATGGCGAGTTCGGAGCGGCGAATATCAACTGTCTTGTAAACGATCATTTTTGTATCCTCCGGTGTGGTGAGAGAAACCCTCGGCAGTTGCCATCAACTGCCGAGGATCTATATCGTCATCGTCTAGTTCTGGATCAGATCGACGTTCGCAGCCGTGGAAACACGGATGTAGCGTCGGTCAATCTGAACTTGGGTCACACCAGCGGCGCAAGTGTACTGCGTCGTGGTTGCACCAGTCCAAGTCACGCCGTCGTCTGATGTCTGAACCGTCAGGCTTCCGCTCGA